CTCTGATGCTGTCCGTGCCGAAAGCCGCAAGCATGGCGTGCATTGGGTGATCCCGATTTTCGGGGCCAGCACCTACGGCAAGCCGATTGCGAGCTTCCCGCGGCGCAAGGAAAAGAAGTCCAAAACCTACCTCACGGAAATTGGTACCGACAACGCTAAAGAGGTGATCTACAACCGCCTCAAGCTACAGCCGGACGGCAATCGTCCGGTGCCAGGGTTGGTGCACTTTCCAGCGGATGACCTCATCTGTGACGGCGACGAGCTGAAGCAGCTAACCAGTGAAAGCAAAAAATGGATCATGGCCCGAGGTCGCCGCGTGCTCCGCTGGGATGCCAGCAAGAAGCGCAATGAGGCGCTCGACTGCTTTGTGTACGCCTTAGCGGCGCTGCGTATCAGTCAGGAGAAGTTCGGCCTTGATCTTGAGTATATGGCCAGCCAAAACCCGGCATCGGGCGTTTGGGAGCTGCCAGACGAGTCGGATGACCCAGATGAGCCGGGCGACCTTGATGATCCACAACTCCCGGCCGTTGAGCCAGAACCGGCCCTGGTGCCGATCCAACCACAACCAGACCATCAGCCCGCCGCCGGCGGCTGGATTGAATCAGGAGCGAACGCATGGCTGTAACAGCGCAGGAAATGCTCGAAAAGTACCTGCAAGCCGAAGCGGACGTGCTGGCCGGCAAGGACGTTCAGTTCAATGGCCGTCGTGTTGTCATGGCGGACCTGCCGGCCATCATCGCAGGCCGAAAAGAGTGGGAGCGCCGAGTAGCTCAATCGCAAAAAGGAGGACGCCCGGGCTACTCCCTGGCGTCGTTTGAATGAACCTGCTGGACAAAGTCCTAGCGCCGCTATTTCCGGGCATGGTGGCCGAGCGGCTGCGTGCGCGTAACGTGATCATGGCGTTTGAAGCCGCCTCTGTGACGCGCACGCACAAGGCCAAGAAGCAAACCAAGAGCGCTGATGCGTCGCTGAACAAAACGCTGAAATCATTGCGTGAGCAGTGCCGCAAACTGGACGAAGACCACGACATTGTTACGGGGCTTTTTGATCGCCTGGAAGAGCGGGTGGTGGGTGGTCCGGGTATCGCGGTGGAGCCGATTCCGCTGGGTTACGACGGCACGATTCACGGGGCGTTTGCGGCCTCGGTCAAGGCTCTGTGGGGTGAATGGTCGCTTAAGCCGGAGACATCCGGTGAGTTGACCCGGCCGCAAATGGAACGGCTCATGTGCCGCACTTGGCTGCGTGATGGCGAGGGGTTGGCGCAAATGCTTATGGGCAAAGTGCCCGGCTACGAACACTTGCACGGCGTGCCGTTTGCGCTGGAGCTGCTGGAGCCGGATTACCTGCCCATCGACTACACCGACCTGTCCAAGGGCATCGTCCAAGGGGTGGAGCGCAACGCGTGGCGCCGGAAGCGGGCTTATCACCTGTTTAAAGGGCATCCAGGGGATCAGCTCGGCATCTTTGCGCAAAACACCAAGCGTGTGCCGGCCGAGCAGATGATTCACATTGCGCATCGAAAACGCATTGGCCAGAACCGTGGCCAGCCGCTGCTGCACGCGGTGTTGATCCGATTGGCGGATATCAAGGATTACGAGGAAAGCGAGCGGGTCGCGGCGCGGATCAGTGCGGCGCTGGCGATGTACATTAAGAAAGGCACCGGTGAGGACTTTGTGCCTGCTGGCAATGGTGAGAATCGGCCTGAGCGTACATTTCCAATCGCGCCGGGCATCGTGATCGACACGCTGCTGCCCGGTGAAGACGTCGGGATGATCGAGAGCAACCGCCCAAACCCCTTCCTTGAAGGCTTCCGCAATGGCCAGCTCAAGGCCGTCGCGGCGGGTACACGCGGCACGTACTCCAGTGTGGCGCGCAGCTATGACGGAACCTATTCGGCGCAGCGTCAGGAGCTGGTCGAGGGGCAGTTGGGCTACGACCTGCTGCAACACGAATTCATCGACTACTGGTGCCGGCCGGTTTATCGCAAATGGCTCGAAATGGCGATTCTAAGCGGCCAACTGGTTGTTCCCGCCGATGTCGATCCGCGCACGATTTACGGCGCGTTTTATCAAGGTCCGGTGATGCCCTGGATCAATCCGGTGCATGAGGCCACGGCTTGGAAGCTTCTGGTTGAGGCCGGCTTTGCAGACGAGGCAGAGGTGGCCCGGTCGCGGCAGCGCAACCCTTCAGAACTCAAGGCGTCGCGCAAGGCGGAAGTCGCCGCGAACCGCGAGAGCGGGCTGGTTTTCAGCTCGGACTATTACCACCAAATCTACGGGAAGAATCAGCCCAATGATGACGAAAAACAACGGGCCGCTGATGCGGCCGCGGGCGTCGATAAGCCCGACGAATAAGCCTGAGGAAAGCTGGTATTCCATTCGTGCTGCGTCGCGGGGTGTGGCTGAAGTCATGCTCTATGACGATATCGGCGCCTGGGGAATCTCGGCTCGCCAGTTCGCTCGCGATCTGGCGGCGCTCGGTGACGTCTCACAGATCAACCTATCAGACGGCGCCGGCTGGACCAGCGCCTGGGTGCGCTGGCACAGCCAGGCCGCCGGCAAGGCCCGCCACTGGCGAGCGCCCAGCCTGGGCGAGCAGGGCGCGTTGATCAGCCCCAGTGGAGAGCCGGCGCAGGGTACGTTTGTCGCTGGCCTGTACGGCAACGCCGGCCCCCAGCCGGATAACCGCGACCACGTCGAGGTCTGGCGCTTTGATGATGGCGGCTCGCTGGTCTACGACTGGCAGGCCAAGAGCTACACCATCAGCCTGCCCAGCGGCACGGTGAGCATTCAGGTCGGCGGCAGTTTGGCGGTGGTGACGGACAGCGCCATCACTGGCAAGGCCGACACCATCACACTGACCGGGAAAATCACCCTCAATGGCGACGTGCAAATCAACGGTGCCAGCCTGCAGCACAACGGCGTAAACGTGGGATCGACCCATACCCATATGGGCGTGATGCCAGGCCCTGGGTCAACCGGCGCGCCGCACTAATACCGATCAGCAACCCATAACCCCATCAACCGCCGAGAGCGGTTTTTTTGTGCCTGGAGAACAGCATGGTCACCCCCAAGAAACTTACTGAAGACCTGGCCAGTACCGGCCCTGCGATGTTTCGCGACACCCTCTATACCTCCCGCGCTCTGTTCTTGCCGGACGGTCGCCAATTGGCGGTGGCCCAGGGGCGAGTGTCCGCCGAAGCCGGTGACACCATCGCCATGGACTACCTGAGCAAGCACCCGGATCTGCAGAAGGAGTAACGCGATGATCGGAATGGATCGCCGCTCCGGCTTGCCGCTGTCGGGCATCGAGCATGTGCGGCAGTCCATCGAGGACATCCTGACCACACCGCTCGGCAGCCGGCGCATGCGGCCGGAGTACGGCAGCAAGTTGCGCCGCTTTGTCGATCTGCCGGTGACCGAGGGCTGGAAAAGTGCGGTGCAGGCCGAGGTCGCTCGGGCGTTAGAGCGCTGGGAACCGCGGCTAAAACTGGAGCGGGTGCGGGTGACGGCGGTGGTGGGTGGCCAGATCACCTTTCAGCTGACCGGCCAGTACCTGGGTAATAGCGCGATTTTGGAGGTGGCGGCATGAGCACGCTGGATTTGTCGGCACTGCCGGCGCCGCAGGTGCTGGAAAGCCTCGACTTTGAGGAGCTGTACCAGGGCAAGCTGAGCACGTTTCGCCTGTACATGGGCGACAACTGGTCCGCCAACCTGGAGAGCGACCCGGTGGTCAAGCAGCTGGAGCTGGCGGCCTACCGCGATATGCAGCTGCGGGCCCGGGTCAACGATGCGGCCAAGGCCTTGCTGCTGGCCCATGCCAAAGGCACGGATCTGGATCACCTGGCGGCTAACGTCAGCCTGTCGCGTCTGGTGATTCAGGTAGCGGATCCGCTGGCGGTGCCGCCGGTGGAGGAGGTCAAAGAGTCGGACGATGCTTTGCGCGAGCGTGTGCAGTTGGCCTATGAAGGCCTGACCACCGCCGGCCCGCGTAACAGCTACATCCTGCATGCGCGCAATGCCTCGGCCCTGGTCGCGGATGCCTCGGCCGAAAGCCCATCACCGGCGCGCGTGACGGTGACCGTGTTAAGCCTGGACGGCAATGGCACGGCCACCCCGGCGCTGTTAACGACAGTAGCTGCGGCGCTCAATGATGAGGATGTGCGGCCGCTGGGGGATCGGGTCACGGTGCAAAGCGCCCAGGTGTTGCCGTACCGCATCGATGCGGTGCTGCACATGAAAGGCCCGGGCCCTGAAAGCGATGCCGCCCTGGCCGAAGCCGAGCGCAAGCTGGCGGCCTGGATCAATCCCCGCAAGCGCCTGGGCGTCGAGGTTGCACGCTCGGCCATCGATGCGCAGTTGCACGTCGCCGGCGTGGCCCGGGTTGAGCTGGCCAACTGGCAGGACATTGCCCCGACGATGGCTCAGGCGGCGTTCTGCACGGGCTACAGCGTGACGCTGGGAGACTGACATGAGCAGTCTTCTGCCGATCAACAGCACGCCGCTGGAACGGGCGATTGAGGCGGCGAACGCGGGTGATACCGAGATTCTGCTGCGCACTCTCTACGACCCAGCCACCTGTCCGGTGCACCTGTTGCCGCAATTGGCCTGGGCCTGGTCGGTGGATCGCTGGGACCCGCGCTGGTCCGAGGCGGTCAAGCGCAACGCTATCCGCGCCTCGTTCTTCATCCATGCGCGCAAGGGCACCATCGGCGCGTTGCGTCGGGTGGTCGAGCCGCTGGGTTACCTGATCGAGGTGGTGGAGTGGTGGCAGACGGTGCCCGAGGGCGAACCCGCCACCTTCGCGCTCAAGGTCGGGGTGCTGGACACCGGTATCACCGAACAGATGTACCAGGAGCTGACCCGGCTGATCGACGACGCCAAGCCGGTGACCCGGCACATGACGGGCCTGGCGATCAGCCTGGAGACCTCCGGTGTGATCGGCTTCGGCGCCTACGTGGATGAGGGCGAGGTGATCGACGTGTACCCGCCAAACCCGCGCGATATCGAGGTGACCGGCCGCTATGGCCAGGTCATGTGCATTGATGAAATTGACACCCTGGACGTGTACCCATGATCGATTCAAACAGTCAGTTCTTCGCCATCCTCACCGCAGTGGGCGAGGCGAAACAGGCCAACGCTACGGCACTCGGCGTGCCCTGGACCTTCAAGGAAATGGGCGTCGGAGATGCCAACAACACCGACCCCATTCCGAACCGGACGCAAACCAAGCTGATCAACGAGTGGCGCCGGGCCCCGGTCAACCAGGTGCGCACCGACCCGGCCAACCTGAACGTGGTGATCACCGAGCAGGTGATCCCGGCCGACGCCGGTGGACGCTGGATCCGCGAGATTGCCCTCTACGATGCCGACGGCGACATGGTGGCGGTGGCCAACTGCGCGCCGAGCTTCAAGCCCTTGCTGGCCCAGGGCACCGGCAAAACCCAGATCATCCGCATGAACTTCATCGTGGCCAACACCGCGCAGATCGTGCTCAAGATCGACCCGGCCGTGGTCCTGGCGACCCGCGAGTACGTCGACAATGCAGTGATCGAAGCCCTGGCCAAGATGGATTTTAAGCACTCGGCGCTGGTGGCCACCACGGTCAACATCGCGCTGAGTGGGATCCTGACAATCGACGATGTGCTGCTGCCGGCCGATGCCCGGGTGCTGGTGAAGAACCAGACCCAGGCCAAGGACAACGGCCTGTACGTGGTGTCGGCGACCGGCGTCTGGAAACGTGCGCAGGATGCCGACAGCAGTCCGGAAGTGACCCCGGGCTTGTTTGTCAGCATCGAGAAGGGCACGGCCAACGGCGACAGCGTCTGGCAGTTGGTCACCGATGGGCCGATCACCCTGGGCACCACGCCGCTGGTCTTTGAAATGGCCGTGGGCCGGACCGGAATCAGCGCGGGTTCGTATGCCAATGTCACGGTCGACAAGTACGGCCGGGTAATCGCGGGGACCAACCCGACGACACTCGCTGGTCATGGCATCACCGACACCTATACCAAGGCTGAGATCGAATCCATCGTGGCGCAGGCGTCGTCGTTGCCGGTCGGTTCGATGGTGGCGTTTCCCAAAGCCAGTGTGCCGCCTGGATTCCTTGAGATTGATGGCAGCGTGAAGAGCGTTGCTGTCTACCCTGATCTCGCTACTTACCTCGGCACCACGTTCAACAAGGGCGATGAGGGCGCGGGCAACTTCCGATTGCCGGACTCGCGGGGCGAGTTCCTGCGCGGCTGGGACCATGGGCGCGGTGTTGATGCTGGGCGAGCGTTGAGTACAAATCAGCTGGACGCATTCCAGGGCCACCTCCAAAGCCCTCCAGCGGGTATGACAGGCTTTTTAACCATCGGCTCCGGCGGTTGGGCGCAAGTTGCGGGTAGCGGCACCATTCTCTCTCCGGCGACAGGCGGGCCAGTAACAG